AGTTATGTATGGTTTCCTTCCTGCTGGAACTTTCCGTGTTTTAAATAAGTTTTCTTCTGTGCTTCAATTTACAGGTGGTATGCTCAGAAATCTGAGAGATGATGCTGAGGATATTGAAGGACCGCTTAAAAAACTATTTAGTGGCTTTCTTAAGTTTGGTAAAATTCCAAGAAAGTTCCCAAGTGTTAGAGGGCTATTTCCAAAAGAAATGCCTAAATTAGTGAAGCATAGAAAAGAATTACTTGCAATTGAAGAACAATTAGCAGGACTTAGTGATGAAGATAGAGCAGGAGAAAAGGGAGATAAACTAAGAAAAAGACAAACAACTGTCACAAGACAAATTGGTTTGATGGAAGATACAGAAACTCAAAAAATGTTCAATGAATTCAATAAAGTAACAAAGGACGTTGCACAATTCGTTGGGACAATTATGGGTGGTCGAGGACAAACTAGAAAAGGAAAAGCACGGGAAGAAATGAAAAGAATAGATGAGCAATCAAAATCATTGGCTGCTGAACTTATTGAAGCACAAAGAATTAACGATACTGTGTTAGTTAAAGAAATTGGTGAACAACTTAATGTTCTAAAAGAGAAAAGAGAAGAACAGCAGGAAATTTTCAAACAGTTTGGAAGAAAAGAAATGATAGCGAGAAAAAGTGGTATAGAGAGTCAACAGTTTAAATTAGCAAAAAAAAGAGACAAGAAAGGACTAAGTAAAAAAGAAGAATTAACGTTTCAAAAGAATGAAGAAGACCTAGCAGTAATTAAGGAAGAATTAGGAAAAGCCAATTTTATGGGGTTAGGGAAATCAATTTATAAATTTGTAAATTACTCCATGTCTAGAAAAGCAAAACAAATTCAAGAAGGAGCAACCAAATTCTTCAAAAATATTGTCCCAACATTAAAAATGGTGTTAATGGGTTTCCTTCAAGCCTTTGTTTATATCAGCCTAATCATTGTCGCAATCTACTTCATTAAGAAATTCTTTGAAAATAATTCAGGTGTTCTAGAAAAAGTTACAGGCTTCTTAGAAAGCACATATAATTTCTTCATGGAAAACATTTATCCTATCTTAGAGGAAGGAGTGCAATTAGTTAAGAAAGCATTTGGTAAAGATGGTGACTTAATTGATTTGTTAGAAGGCCTTCTCTTAATTGGTGCAGGTATTCTCGCAACTGCTGTGGTTGCTTTAGGGGCGGCGGTAATTGCTATTCTTTATACTCTTTATGAAGCCGCTAGGAAATATCTAACAGACAAATTTAATGAAGTCGGCGGTGGTTTGGCCGGAATTTGGAAGGTTGCTAAAATTCTTCTTGGAGTTGCAGCCGCTATTGCTCTATTAGTTAGTTTTGGTTGGGTTCCATTACTTGCTGTTGCTATGGCGGCGGCTGTGTATAAAGCATTCAGAAGAAGAAAGAAAGATGAAACAGGCCAAGCAATGGCTAAAGGTGGATTGGTCACTTCAAACCTTCAATTGGTTGGTGAAGAAGGACCGGAGTTAGTTTCGATTCCACAAGGTTCTAGAGTAAGAACCGCCTCGCAAACACGGGCGGCTCTTGCTAACAACAACCAAACGGTCAATAATTTCAACATCACAATCAACGCTAAAGATACCTCAAGAGCAGAAATGAGAAGAATTGCAGATGAAATCGGTAAAATGGTTAACTCTAAGATTAACAGAAGCGTTTCATCTAGAACATTAGGGTGATTAAATGGTTACACCACCAGAATACTTCGTTTATCTCAAAACGGGAAAGCATAGCGGTAATGATGGCGCAAGCATCAACACTATCCCTTTACGGGCTACTAGCGTTTCTGTTAGCACATCGAAAACAATTCCTTCACTTCAGGTTCCCTTATCAGGTTTAGCAACAGGTGAATCTGTAACTGCGGCATTAGACATTGGTATGGCCGGTAAAAATATTTCTGTTAATGGTTATATTGTGGACACAGAATTAACTAGACATACCGATGTTTTATCCACATCTACAGTAAGCATGACCGCAAGTGAAATTGCACAGTTAATTCATTCTTCTGTTGATTCAACAGGCGTTGCTGAAAATCAAGCACTTGTTGAATTAGTTTTCTTAATTCCTTCAACCGTAAATAAGCAATACATTGAAGTTACTGAAAGGTTCATTCCATTTACTTTTAAGGCTAGAGGTGATAATGGAGAACTAGATAACAAAGGAGTTACCTTTAGAAGTGAATTCCCAGACTCGGATTCTGATGATGGTTTGAAAGGTTTTGTTCGCCAATTTCAAACAACCTTTACTTCCGACACCGTTGAAGTTGAATTCTCCTTAGAATTCGAAGTCGCACTAATGTTCCCAAGGTGATTTAAATGTATGACGTTCTAACAGGAAAGCAGCGTTCGCTGGTTTTTCCCGTTATGTGTAACGGTTTCGTTACAGTTGGCTATGATGCAAACGTAGCCACAACTGATTACGGCATTTGGGACCACGATGGTTCTTTTTGTTTTGAAGCCGTAATTACACCTTATGACGTAAATGGTTATGGAAAATGGTCTGGAAATACAGTTAGGTCTATTTCCAATTCAAAAAAGATTATGCCGGGTCTTCCTGTTCTTCATACTGATTCTTCTGCTTCAAACTATCAAAGCAACCTCTATCTTAAAACAAAAGATACAAGCGGTTCTGCTGATAGATTGAATCATAGAATGAGTTTATTTCATAGCACTTCATTAAAAATTCAATTGATGAATGATACTGAACATAATGAAAACAACCCTGCAAATTACAAAGTCTTAGTTACTATGACTATTGGTGGTGCAACTCAATCTTTTACCACAGATTATGTAATTAGCCCAGATTCTGGTTTTCAATATCAATATGCCTCAACAGATAGAGAAGGATTTGATGTATCAGGACAATTTGTGTATGATGAGGTTTCATCCGTAACTTCGGGCTATTCTGGCTCAGGAACCTCAATCACCTGCAACCCAACGACCGCATTCATTGAGAATGTGGCTCAGGACGTGTATGCTCGGTCGGGAAGGGACTTTGTGAAGGTTGGGACCATAACAACAAAAACTTCCTCTGCGATTACCCTAACCTCTGCATATTCTCCGGGTTTGAGCATCGGAGATGGCTTATTCCTCCCAAGTTATGTTGAACCTTCTTATATTAACTCATTCCAGCACATTGCCGTTTCATATTATTCTAACGACAATGCAATTGAAGTGTATGTTAATGGAAATAAAGTTTTGGACACAAAGCATAGTAATTCAGGAACATTTGCCTTTGATAAAGAATCTTATTACATCGGAGCAAATGGTGTTGGCGCAACGGGGGATAATACCGCTAGTTCTAACAATCAGTTCATGGGAGAAATCCATGAGTTAGCATTTTCAAATAGAGCAAAAGATAGTTTCCAATCTCATTCAAATATTGTCTCCAATTTAAACAATTTGTTAATGTATCTTAGATTTGAGGAGACTGATGCTTAATGGCTCTAACTGTTCTCAATAAGGGTTCGACAACGGACACAAACACCAACTGTCCGACTAATCCAAAGATTAAAACAAATGCTTCTGCTAGTGCGTCAGCAAAGCATTTTACTATTGTTCACCCAGACGATAGTGCTAACTTAACTTTTGATGAAGTTGCCTCAAGTGCGGGTCTTTTAACAGAATACACAAATTTAGCAACAACACCCGGACACATTGTTAAGCAATATAACGCTTTTACTCAAGAAGGAATCCAACTTATCATTAACACAACCCACTATTGGTTTATTCTTTTATATTCTGATGACCCTAACCAACATCACTTTGCTAGAATTACTGAGTCTTTAACAGATGACGTATCAGGCGATTCTTTAGAATTTACCCCAAAGTTAGGCCAAGAAATTCCAAAAGGAACAAAGTTTATGCTGTTTAAGGGGCCTCTCCTCACTTCAAATGCTATTGCTTTTTCTGCCGGTATTGATGATAGTCTTAGAAATGATTTAGTTTGTTCAAGACCTCTTTTCTATATTGAGGAAACAAAAGTAAATAAAAAGGGAGAGTTGGACCATAACACAAAATACTTTGTTCAAAATAATTCAGTAACTAGTGGTTCGACTGTTACTGTTAACTCTTTAAAAACAGCATTTATGGTTGAGCAAGATTTTTCAAATGCTGTTGTTGATTACAGCCCATATTCTTTAAAGGTTACACTAACAGATGTTTTGAGAAACAAAGACGTGGCGGGAACTGCGGTTCCTCAAGAGTCTTCATATTCATTGCCTACTGAAGATTTTACAGACTATGAAGATGTTTTCTACAATGCTAGGCGTCAAAACGATGACGACATTTCTGGAACTATTGCTTTAACAGGGCCAACAAGATACCTCCATTATGACTTCTCACCAACATATTGCAATCATGCTCCGGGTGTTATTGAATCTGAAATTACAGACGCTATTGGAACTCGTTCAGGTTTTGCTAATGTTAAAATCATTGACAACAACAGGATTATTCCTAAGAAGGTTTCAGAAGAAGACCCATTAAGGGTTAGGCATATGGTTCATACAGGTGATTTCTTCGATTGGTTTGCACTTAAAGCAACATTGGGAACACATACGGCTAATAGAACATATAACGTAACCACCGAATATGATTTAACAACAATGCTAAATGTAAATGATGAAGTCAAATTAGGTTCTAGGATTCTAATTGTTGAAGCAGTAGCGGCGGCTCAAATTCAATTTAATGAATACAGCAGATTAGAAACAGAAGGTGTATTCACAAACACTACAGGATTAACAGGATTAGCACAAGAAACCCTGTATAGAAGAGCATACAATTCAACTGATAAGACTCTCTTAACAAGTTTTAATATTATCGAAGACAGAGATTATAATTTATTTGTTAGGTTCCACAGAAAAAATTTCAGATACCTCTATGCTACTGTTACAGGTTCAGATAAAAATAAAGAGACATTAACTCTTAGTTTTTCTGGTGATGGCTATGATACAAACCCATTAAAATATTTAGATGGAAGGTATCAAATTTTTATTGAAAGATTTGATGGAGCGGTCGAATCAATTCAGTCAACAAAAGAACAAGGACAAACTTATGCTGAATTAGAAGGGAGAAATAACCTAAGAAAACTACTCTCTCCTATTATCAATTCAAATAAACTATTCTCGAAGGATATGATTTACTCTTCAAAGTCATTCTATAATACAATGCAAGACCTTAGCAGAACTGTAGTTACTTCAGGAAATTATCTTAAAGGAAGTGTAAAAACATTCGAAATCAATAGCACGACGACTTCTATTGCTCAAGGAGATGAACTTTTTGGAAGATTCACAAACGGAACATTCGCGTATATTGGTGAAGTTGCTTCTTTTTCTTCAGTTACAGTAGGCTTAGTTGATTTCCCAAAGATTTCAAGTTATGGAAACTCAGTTGCTCTCTATAAAAGGCAAGCAAAGTCATATGTTTTAAACAAGGCTTTAGCAGCAAATTATACAGTAAATCAAACATCAACTGCATTAGAAGGTGCGGCAGATAAAGGCATAATGTTTGACTCTGGAACAAAACTAGATTCTAGCGGAAATGACGATACTTTGTTAGTTGGAACATCTAGCGATGATGATGCAAATGCATTAGGTTATCCAATTCATCATCCATCTAGCATGAAAAATGATAGGTTCTTCCAATCTAGACTAAAGAATACAGATGGAACAAACCAAACATTTGATTTGGTAAATAGCCTTATTGACTTTTCAGTTCTAAATATTGCACAGGGAGATACTGAAACAACAATTGAATTAGCACCATACGTTCCTTTAACTTTAGGTCGAGTTGATATTAATAGCAAAAGCACAATCGAAAAGACCTTTGAAAACATTGGAACGGTTGGTTCTATTTCAAATAGTCGCTCATTTACAGCAACGAGTCTAAGTCCATACTATGACTATGAAGAGTCTGTATATGTTGATGGTGTGTTTATTGGGAAGTGTATTCAAGTTTCAACCACAGGTGGAGGCACAATTACTGTTTATCTTGATAGAAGAGCAACTGCTTCTGCCGGTAATCTCCAAAGAGTAGCATTTAATGATTCTGGAACTTACTATGAAAGGCAAGACTATGCTCAATCTTTAGCCTTACTCAATGCCGCACACCTGCATGGAGGAAAGGTTGTTGGTCTTTTAGGACCAAAATACCAAAGGTCGCCAACATCAAACACAAATCTATTATTTGAAGCACCCGTTAAGTTTGGAACAACAAATTTCGAAAGTTATATACATAAGTTTGGAACACCACTTTACCGAATTTTTAACTTAGAAAAAGGTAATATCAACTACACAACTCCAAAAAGAACTACTTGGTCTGAAGATTATGACTTAGATTATTATAGTGATATTATTTCAGAAATTAACTACTATGCAGACGCATATAGATTTGGCCCCGGCTATTATCAACCGTCTGATTATGACCATATCACAGGCGTTGGGAGAACAGGCTCAAGTGCAGAAAATCAACACCTATTTGAAAATCAAGGATTTAGACCTGCTTCTAATTCTAGATTTTTTGATACTAAGTTTCACAAAAGTGGTGGTTCTGCAATATTAGCGTTTAAAGATGAAGATGCTGTTGGTAATGTAAGTCCCTTTAGAGGCCATGACGTATTAGACCAAATTGACCCTAAAGTTTCTAGAATGTTCTTATTTGTTAACTCCGATGTTGAACCTTATAGTGGAAAAAGAAAAGACAGTATTCTCAATCCAACTTTGACTAGAAGTTTAACAAACTATTCTATCATGTTAAAGAAAGAAACAAATTCTGTTAATTCATCAACACCAAAAGACCACAGTTTAGCAAAAACTCAAGTTCAATCTAATATTGATGCAGATTATGAATCTTATAACATTTCAAGTTCAGATTCAGTTACGAGCCTTAAACAGTTTGGTCTTATGAGATTAACAGAATGTGTTTATGATTGGCATTTTAATCAAATTGATCCAGAAAACCTTCCTGATAAAAAATCAGTATTACCAAGACTTCAATATCAATTTACTGATATTGCAGTAACAACCTCTGTAGCGTCTGCTCACGGAACTTCAGCACCCTTCAAAATTATTGCATCTAATGAGTCAAACTTTTCTAATGGTGATATTGTTTGTGATGATAAAGGGAATGTAATTGGTGTTGTTTCTGGAACGCCCTCTGGTGGTGAAATTCCATTAACTGCTATTTCTAATAAAACAGGAACTAATGGAGCCTTTTATACCGGCACTTTATCTAAAGTAACATCGGGGGGAGTAAAATACTCTTACATTCAAGGTAGGGGAAGAGAAGAATCTTTCCACTTTACTTTCGATATTCATATGTTGAAAGGAGCAGTAGTTGATGCAGGAAGTTATGCGGGAACTTCTAATGATTTCTTCGATGATAAATACTCTGCTACTTTGCAAAGTTTTCAATCAACAAATGCTAATATTTTCCTTCCTCCAGACTTAGGTGAAGAGTTAGGACAACATATTGGAAGTTTTGAAAGTAATACTTCTCAGGTTATTGGAATCTATCAAGGTGCTAACGCAGAAAGTAATGAAGAAGCAGATTTACTTAATGATGAAATGCTACCTGTTTTCTTAGACAGGTTCTCTATTGAAAACTCAACCAACAACCTTACACCGGGAACTGTTTCACCCAAAATCACTAAGATGGTTGATGCTTATAAATCAGGTAGTTTCTATTTAATCGGATTAGTCAACGGTAATGATTTTTATCGTTATAATGATTTTCAAAAGAATGCTAGTTCTGATAATGCAGATGGAGCATATCTTGGATTCAAGTTTAGATTAAAGATTGATGTTGGTGTTGGTGGTTCAACAATTACTTCATCAACACTATCAACTGAAGTTGGTGATGGTAGTTTTTATAGATACGTCATTCAAACAGCAGATTTTGATGAACATTATTGGTTAAACTTAGTGAATAGTTTATCTGGTTGTTATTTAGTTTCTGAGCAAGGAACAATTAACGAAGTTGCATATGAGGCAACGGGTTTCAAAAACATTCCGGCACTACAAGATAGTCAAGTTTCAATCAATGGCTCTGTTCCAGATAGAATTGCATATGTTGTTTCCCATGAGATTGATACTTCTGATAGCACTCTAAAACACATTATCATTACTGATAAGCAATTGACGAATGATTATTATAGAATTATGCAGCCAAATCACGTCTGCACCTATGATTTTACACCGAAGACAATTACTATGAATCAACTATCGTCTAAATATACCAAGATGAATGGAGAGCAGAAAACATATGATTCTATTTCTTCATATCTAGTAAAAGAGAAAGAGTCCGGCCCTTACATTGTTCATAACACAGACGTAAATCAAGGAGGGTCAGAAGCGGCACTATCAATGTATGTTATTGCTGATTTAGACAGACAGGCTTCATCAGAAGAAAACGTGGTTTATCGTTCTGCGGCAAACATTGAAACTTGTGTTCCCCACGGCGAATATGAAATGTGTGTTTCCGACGGTATAACTACCTTTAAGACTTCTTTAGTTTCCATTGATTCTGAACTTGGAACTAGGTTTTCATTCTCTCAAATGCAGAAAACTTTAGGAGTCCCGTCTGTTTCTGAAACATTTACTCTAACAGTTCCAAATCAAGTTAGCGGTGATTTTACTCGCGCTAATATTGGCGTTGGCGTAACTATTGGACACGAATCAGAAAGAATTGTGAATGACTTATTAGAAGAAAATGGGATTAGTTTTGACTTAGAAACTCAGAGTTACCCTCGCTTTGCTTCTCCTAATTTCCAAGGTATTGACCTTTTATCTGCAATCAATTACATTACTAAGAAGAAAGAACTTAGATTAGTTGAAGAGGATGGCGTATTTAAGGTTAGGTCAAAGAAAAACAATAGCAACTATACAGATGTTGTTCTTTCTGATTTTGGTGAATATCAAATCTTCAATTACTCAAATGAAAAAACAATTTTTGACAAGTATAATGAAATCGTTGTTTTTGGAAGAGAACACAAATCAACTAGAAAAAATCTAAGAGATATTAAAAAGAACGGAAAGAAAACTCTTGAAGTGTTTGAAAGAGAACTTGCTTCTCAAAGCGACGTTGATGATAGAGCAACTGAACTTTTCTTGCTCCATAGTAGAGCAAATCAAAAACTAAAACTTGAAGTTGGTCACAAGGGTATTTCACAACTTAGGCCGGGAGATATTATCAATGTTGAGATTAGAAGAGAAAATATTCCTCTCAATCAATATTATGTTCTTGAGGTAAAACATTTACTTACAGGTAATATGGTATTAGAATTAGGTCTTTTCTCAAAGAAGTTAGAAGACAGATTTGCTGAATTACTTGTGAGTAATAGACAAACTAACGCGGCTATTCGAGAACAAGCATTTAATGAGAATACCTCAACATTTGATGTGCTAGAAACACTTAAGGTCAAGCCCCTTCGTCTGCTTGTTAGGAAGAGGTCGTCCGCAGGTGCGACTCTTGGTTTTGGAATTACTCTAGGTTTTGGTTCAACCTTTACAGGATTAGGAACAATTACCGAAACTAACTTAGTGGATGTGGAATATTGATTACTGATGACCTTAGATTTCAATTAGCCAAATACATTAAGGATAATGTTGATGGTGGTAAAATTGGATTAGGTGGTAATTCAACTAGTCCTGCCGCCTCAGATTTAGACGTTCCAATTGGTTCAATTACAGTTACCGTAACTAAGGACCAATCAACTGAAAACGTTGTTGAAGTTAAATTGAGTGTTGCAGGCTCCGCTATTCCCGGAAAAGTGATTCGTGAAGCAGGATTCTTTGATGGGTCTTTACTTTTTGGTCGTGAGGCATTTGATGGTGTGGGGCCTTTTACATCAACAGAAACTTTAGAAATTTTCTTCGTTATTGAGGTGGAATGATATGGTAAGCAATCCGGGATATTTTAGCCAAATGGCGACAGGTGGTTCTTTAACACAAATTGAAGACGGTGTGGATAACCCACACACGGGTTTAATTAAGGCACTTAGTTTAGGTGTAGCAGGAAACTACGTTATTAGCGGATTTGACGCTTCTTCTGTCACCGCAACTTCCGCCACTATTGCCGCAGGTGTAGTCTTAAGAGATGGAAAAAGGGTAGCAATTTCAGGAAGTGGGGTTTCTTTATCAGCAACATACACTACGGGATATCATTTGTTAGTTGCTCGTTCTTCTGCTTTGACTGTAATTAATCCTACTGCTGCGGATAAAGTTCCTGCCTTTACTGCCGGTGATGTTCCTATTGCTATTCTTGCACATACGGGTAGCAATCCAATGCAAATTCAATATTTTGGAACAGGAAAGAAAGAAAACTCTCTTAGTGTTGCTTATGATAATTCAGGATATACTGAAGCAGGCGCTCTAACGGGTGATGCTAACGGTATCACAATGACGGGTCTGTATAAACTAGATACGCTACCTACCGCTACAGTTGCTACAGATGATAAGGTAATCATTCAAGACACTAATGATTCTGATAAAGTTAAGACTGTTACTGCTCAGGCTATCGCTGATTTGAGAACTGTTCCTGCTAGCCCAGCAATTGAAGATAATAGCGGAACACCTGTTCTTGCTTCAGGCATTACTGAAACTGAAGTAAGGAGTTTACTTAACGTTGAAGATAGTGATTTTGTTAATGCAGTTGAAGCCGAATCTTCATTAGATTTAACAGGTGATGTAACAATTGGAAATAAAAAATTAATTGTTGATACTACAACCTTAGTAGTAAATGCCCCGTCTTATACTAATAAAGTGGGAATTGGGACAGCCACCCCTAGCAACACATTAGACGTAAATGGTGACGTTAGTGGAGATAAGTTCTTAGTTGAAACTGTTCAATACGAACTTGAAATTTTAGCCAATGCAGGTGCAACTCCGGGGCCTCCAACACCGGCATTCAGTTTATCAGACACAGATACAATTTACAGAGTTTCAACAGTAGCCGGAACACCGGCTGGAACAGGAAATATTGATTTATCTTTGCCGGCAACAGCATCTAATATTGGTGTAGTCTTTAAATTAATTGTAACTTCCTTAGATGGGGCTTCACCTTTAACTATTGGTCCAAACTCTGGAGACAATATCGTTAGCGAAACACTTTCAGTTTTAGCGGCTTCAGGTGCAACTCACACCATTTCTTCTGCCGGTGTTTATGAACTAGTTTGTTTCAGCGGCTCTTGGATGCTTTATAAGACTGTCTGAATTGGAAACTTTATTGCTAAATTTTCGCAAAAATGCGAAATTTTTAAAAGGCGTAAAAAAACGGGAGCCGGGGCAATTAAGCCCCGACCCCCTTTATCGTTTCCTTACTCCATGCGCCTTTGCATTCTCGACATTCCCACAGTTTAACTTGACCTGTGGAACCAACATAAAATGCGACTAAACGCTTCGCTAATGTCTCTTGTTCACAAAACGGACATTTTTGCTTAAGACCCATCTTTATCACGCTTTTGCATAAGCCTCGTCATGTATTCTTCGACGGACTCATCGGTAACATTAGAGCCACCAAATGCCGCGAAGAAGAGAAGCAAAACCATAAGCATGAATAAAATTAATCCTAACCATTCCCAAGTCGTCATCACCAATCAACTCCTAAATCTACAAAGTCTTCTTTTTCAATAGAAAATGCTTTAACAATTCCATGTTCTTGACCATATTTCCAAAGGTCATAAACTAATTGACTATCCTTTAAACAATAATCCACTACCGTATCATAATCACCTGCTTTCCAAAGAGCCGGTGCATCTGCGGAGTCCATAGTCTTAGATGAACCCAAAGAACACTCTACTAAGTTTTGGAGTCTAAATCTCTCACCATGTCCTTTTAACAAAGATTTACTCGTATCAATGTATTGTTTATTGTCCAAATACTTACGGATGCAGTATATGTCCAAAGAATCTCTCAAGATAGGTAGGTCAAACGCCGCGATATTGTGGCCTAGTAATAGGCCTCCTGCCTTCTGAAAGTCGTCGAGGTCATATTTGAGGTCACGAAGACTTTTGACGACGTGACCACCCTTAGCGAAGGTATCAACGGCTTCATCAACGTATGCCGTCCCTGTCGAACCGTTCCAAGTGGTCACGGTTGAAACCTGAAACATATGAGTATTCCCAAAACCACCAATTTCATGAGACATGTTTTTTGTCTCTAAATCAATAGCCATGACGTTCATTTCATTCACCTGCCCAAAGTTTGTTTAACTTGTCCTTCTCTTTGTTTACGGGTTCTTCTTCTTGAATCCGCCGCTTTAAGAAAACAACGATGTTTGCTCCGGCTACAGTAACCATAGAGGAACATTCCCACCCTTCTTCACCATATGTGTTTAGGGCTTCAATAATTACCTTTGGTCCTTTATTTACTTCAAATACTTTATATGTGTTTTCCCACTTCATTCTTCATCACCTACCAATTTAACATAGACTGAACGACCTTGCTTGTCTGTTTTAAACTTGTGTTCAATCTTCTTGAAATAGTTATAAATGGATGCTTTGGATTTCTTTCCTTCTTTCATTACAGTATTTAGCAATTCATTCTTAGGAACGAAACCTTCTTCATCTTTCTCCATTTCTCCGTAGCACTTAACAAATAGAGGAAACAGCGATTTTTCCGCGATGCTCTTACGCTTGACTCGGAGGCCCTGCTCTAGCCAATCAACCAATGTGCTATAGCATTGTCGGACGATGCTAGCCGCTTGACGGACATTTTGAGGAGTTACAATGAACCTTTCGTTATGATTCTTAATTGACGGGGCTTGAGCGATAGAACAAATAACACTCATCTTCTGAAGAATCTTCATCAGACGGGTCGTAAAGTTCTGCGCCACTTTACGAACTTCACCGTTTGTGTTGTTAATGAATTCTTCCATAGCCTCTAACTGTGCTTCTAGTGCTTCTCTATATCCATCCGAATAAGTCATTGTGTTTAGAGGATTGTTGCCTCTCATGTGGTATCTCTCTTCAAGAACCTTATAGATAGTGTAAATACCATTAACGTATCTTTCAATAGGTGCGTTGCTTTCAACGATTTGTCCTGCGTGTTTGATTTGTTCTTTCCTCATCTTTCTTTGCATGTATTCTGGAACATCGTGAACATACAGGAGCATTCTTTGAAGAACACCCTTGTTTGCAATAACGTCGCTAAGATTCTCAGGCGGGTAAGTCATAGCAATAACAGAACGCTGACTAAAACAATACATAATCTGATTGTCGAATTGACGAAGAGCCTTACTGATTACCCAAGATTCACCGGCTAGTGTATTCATCAATGTGTTCAAATACACAATCGAAGATTCATTGTGTTGAGTTTGCTTAAACACACCTGAGTATTCGAATTCGTCCCAATGGGCAAGTCCATTACCTTCTAAGTGGCCGGGGATTCTAACCCATTCAATTTCTCCATCATCGTCCATAGTTTTATTGAAACCACCAATCAAGGTGGGGTCAGTATAATCCGTCAAGGAAAAGATGTTAAATGTTGATGGAACAACATGGTCAAACTTATCTAGAACGGGATGATTCGACTCTTCATTGATTCTTTTATGGACACCATTCGCAATCGGACCAACAAAGTTCCAAAGGGTTGACTTTCCTGTTCCTGAAGTTTGAATCCAACCGAAGTGAATTCTTGTATCTTCAACGTTAGCACCGTTTGGAATCCTAACAAAGTCCTTTGAGATTTGACCCAACATAACGAAAAGAGAAATCACCGCAGGCACACCATTCAAGTGAGATACCTTAAGTGCATCTTTTTGAAACTCCCTAAAGAAAGCAGGGAGTTCATCAGTAAATCTAATCATTTCTTCTTCAAACATTTCATATTCTTCTTCATTCATAATGTCACCTTCTCTTCTGAAAGTAATGTATCTAAAATACGGTTTGCAACTGTTGGACCGATACCCTCCAACTTGCTAATTTGGCTCGCTTTATGCTCACCGATTTCCATGATTGAACCGAATTCTTCAATCAGTTGTTCTGCTTTTGATTCAGAAACACCCTTGATAGTTGATAAAACATCAACTCTTAGGTCATCTGAAGTTAGTCTTTTATGGACTCTTGGTTTAATTGCCGGTCTATCCAAAGGTTGCATCTTACATACCGCAGTAATAATGTCTGATGCTTCTTCTTCTGTTGAAACCCACATAGGTTTTGTGTCCATATCTAAAACAATTCTCCCATAGGCTCCTAAAAATTTGTTTCTTAAAAGCATGGCCCTTTGTGCTCTTGGTTGATTTGTTGGATGATTATCAATTACGTTATTGATTGCTTCATCAATTGTCCCATAGATAATCACAATGTTTGTTTGGTATGCCCTATCCATGTTATCAATTTGTGTCCACATTCTTTTTGAGATTACTGAACCCAAGAAATCAGTCGTGGTTTTTGCTTCAAAACATACATCGTTGAATACGTAGTCACCGATTTCAATGAATTGTTTTTTCATTTTAATTCTA